GCTTTTCGCCTTCTTGTTCGGCGTAGTTCGCGTTCTGCTCAGCAACCTGCGCGTTGAACATCGACAACGCGGCTTGGTATTGGAGGGAGCCGGCTTGTGCGTTGGCTTGGGACCGCGCTGCGCCTGCGCCCATGATGCTGCCAAGGATACTGCCGCCTAAGCCGATGCCGCCAAGGATTGGATTTGCCATCAGGGCCTCCTGATCTCGAATTCAGTCGCGGTGGTGAATTCCGCACCAAGCCATCGCAGCCACCGCGCCGACTTCGGCGAAAAGCAATGGCCGTAAAGGCGGGAGTATTTTAGCAGCCCGGTCTCGATAAGGCCGCGAGAATACCTCGCGAAGAGAAACCGATCCGCGGCTGTTGGATTATTCTCTATCATCCAAACATAGGCCGAATCAGAAATCAAGGTTGGCGGAGCAAAGCCAACAAACGCGATTGGGTTGGATTCGCGGAGGCCAACGAGGATCTCTGCGGACCGCTTAGCCGCAAACAGCGCAACCTCACGGTTTGGCATTGGCTGGAGCATCGCATCGAATTGCTGCGGGGAGATCTGGTAGATTTCAAACATTAACTGCGACCTTCGACGGTGAATTCCGGAAACAGGCCAAGGATCGTCGCGGGGTATGGATCTGATTGCTGGATGCAATACTGCCCTGGGACGGTGTAGGTCGGGTCAAGGATGGTGTAACCGTCGCCGGTGACAAGGTCGGTGATGATCTGCGACGGCTGGCCGGTGAGGGTTGAGGAAACGCTGCCGATGCGGAAGTCGCGCATAGTCACGAGGGTGGAGAAACTCGCGCCTATGGAGATGTTGAGGGTGTCCTTAACGCGAACATCAACCGCGACGATTTTCTTGGTCTTGCCTTGGATCGACGGCTCGCCGATGTCGAGGGCGAGGGTTTGGAGCTTGCAGGTAAACGGAAGGCCAACGGTGACTTTAGACGCGGCTGTGCCAAGGGTGAACATTCCGGAGGTCGGCATCACAAATGGAGTGATGATATCGCCATCGGCAAGGCCAGTGACGGTTTCTCCGGCGAGGTGTTCAGCGCCGGTGAAGGAGGTCGCAGGCGATCCGGAATATTGCAGAGCCGCGTCAACACACCAAGCATCGTCCGCGGTGGAATAAACGCGTTCGGCGAAGCGCTCGATGTATTGGACAGTGCTGCCGTTGATTGTGCGCTGGACCACGGTGTAAACTGCGTCAACGCTAGCCGTGGCTGAGGTAAGTTCAGTGACCGACGCCACGGATTTGAACAGCCCGTCGGTGGTGTAATGAGTCCAGCCGACGAATTCCTGCTCCTTGAGAAAGGTCAGGCACAGCATCACGCCGTCGTTGCGGACGGCATTGGCAAGGTAGAACGGCTGCTCGGCCCACGTCCATTCCTCGATGGTGTAGCCGTAGAACAAGTGCGACGCCATGATGGAGATGTCGGTGCCGGTGAATGTGCCGTAGTAGAAATTGTAGGCGAGGTCGCGGACCGCGGAACCTTTCGCCTGCACGAAGAGGATATCGTAATTCGCAACAATCGGCGGGACGTCATTAGCGCCGACCCACGATTGCGGATTGGCGACAATCGACAGCGGGGTGATGGCGGACCCAGCGCTGCCACCGTTGACCACCCACATGGCCTTATCTGTGCCGATGATCATGCCCGCGAATGTGCCGACGATGAACTTGATCGAATTCAGCGCGCCGGAAACCAAAGTGCCGGAGACTGCATCAGACGCAGTGACTGGCGAGGACGTGTCGAAGTTGAAATAGTTCCCCGGCCGCGACATAGCAAAGGTCGCGGGGTAGGTGGATGTGCCGGCGAGGACAAGACGTTGCTGGACAAAGCCGGGGACAGTTGGGTTGCCGCCGGCCGTGCCTAGCACAGCGGTAGCGGTAGCCGCGCCTGAAGAGAAAGCGATAGTTGGCGCGGAGAGGTAGCCGGAGCCAGCGGTGGTGATGACCACTGCACCCACGCCCCAAGTGATGTTGGCGGTTGCGCCAAGACCCGCGCCGTTGGAGTAGAGCGATGCGACTGGGTTGGCCGGGGTGGAGCCGGAAGAGATGGTGCCAGCGGTGACCACAGTCCAGCCAGTGATCACGCCGAATGCGCCGATGGTGGTGACCACTACACCGACGCCATTCGGGAAGACAATGCCGTCGCCGACCGCATAGCCTGTGCCACCGAAAGCAATCGCTACGGCAGTCGCGGAGAGTTGGACCTGCCCTGCGGCAGGGAGAGAGCAAGCGCCGGTAAAGGAAACCGTCGGGACTGTGGTGTAGGCGCCAGCGCCTGTGATGGTGACGTGGTCCACGCCTGCGCCAACGAACGGGCTCTGCGGGATCGGCGGGGTAACGGTGAAGTCTGGCGCGATGTTAGAGTCGATGAAATCCACGCCCTGCGTCGTGCCGATGAAGCCGTAACTGACGCCGGATGGGACCACGCCAAAGGCCGAGGGCTCAGCTTCGTAGACGTTGTAACGAACTGCAGTAGCCGCGGCCGTCCATGAGATTTTGTTCGAGCCAGCAGTGGAGCGAAGGGAAAGCACCGAGGCGAGGTTTGCCACGGTTGATGGTGCAGATTCCTGCCCGTTGGCATCGACGGAGGTTACGCGGTAGGAGAAGTTCCACGTTCCTGCGCCGAGGGTTGTGGTGACTGCTGGGGCACCCGGCGCTAAGACCGTTGCGCCGAAGCTGGTTTGGGCGAGGGACCAATTGTTAGCCGCGACCAGTGTCAGGGTGTAGACTGGGTGATTCGGGTGGCAGAGGATCATTTGGTTGACGCTCTGCGCGAACTTGATCAGGTGGAGGTCGTCGGAAGAGGTGTAGGGAGAGACGATGGTGTAGATCTTTGCGGAAGTGCCGCCGGAGGTGTAAGTGCCGTAGGCCAGAGAATTAATCGCAACGCCATTGAGGTCCGCAATGGTTACTGCGTTACCGACGACCAGCGAAACGGAGAAATAGCGGCCGTTGAGCTGGGTCATGCCCAAGACGCCAGTGACATAGATCCAATCACCGGGGACGAGGGTGTTGCCGGGGATGGTCAGCACGCAGGGGTTGGCTTTGGTTGCACCGGTAATAGCGACCGGGGTCTCAGTGATCGGCGCGCCTTCGTAAAGAAAGCGCATGTAGCCGTTGCCGACCTCGATGATGTAGCCAACGTAGGTGGATGCTTGGAAAGGGAGGAGGCGGACCTGCGTCGCGGAGCGGTAGGCTTGGATCACGTATTTGGTGCCGGGGCGAGAACTTGCGCCGCCGCGATAATCGACGAAAAAGTTCTCCAGCAGCGCCGCGCCAGCACGGTATTTGGCGATGTCCACGCGAGCGTATAGGTTCGGGGACCACTCGCCGGAATTAAAGGATGCTTGGACTGAGATCTCGGTCATAGGTCACCCGAAGTAGGGCCAGCTGGAACCCCAGTCGTAGCCGATATAGGGGCCGGTCATCTGCGAAGGGAAAGCAACGCCGCGGGTCCGGATCCAGTCCGGGGTCACATCGTTGATGGTCATGCCCTCGTTGCCGTCCATGACGCGGGCTTTGGCGATGACATCGTTGGCAAGGCGGATTGCCATGTCCGCGAGCTTCTTGTCACCGGTCAGGGCCATGCAGAGGTTGGCGCCAAGGATTTTCGCAAAGGCGTTTTGGAACGCATCGTCAAGGAGGTTCGGATCCGTGACATCTTGGCAATACGCGAGCGTCGCGAATTCTTGGTTGGTGAGGATGACCCGCTGGGATAGCTGTGTGCCGAAGGTGAGGTTGAAGGTTGCGCCAGTGCCAGAACCTGTGGTGGAACCTTGGGCAACGGGGTTGGTCTGGGTAGCGAAGTAGCTGCCGCCCTTCGGAGAAGAGCCAGTGTCGGGGAGTTGGGAGACAACCTCGACCGTCGCAACGGAACTACCGGAAAGGGTGAGGACCCGGAGGACCGCCGGTGCGCCAATTGGCGGGGAAGTGACAGCACCAGAGGCAAGGGTGATGTAATCGCCGATAGCGTAACCGGTTCCGCCAGCGAAAGGCGTCGCGGCGGTGACCGGGTAGAACTGATCGGTTTGGATTTTGAAGTTGACCGGCGGCCCTTGCCAGAAGCTGGGGGCTCCGCCAGTGACCGCGGTGGTGATTGGGACGCCGCCTGCGTAACCGGTTTGGGTCGCGGGGATGATCCAGCAGGCGCGGACGCAATCAACCGGGTATTGGTATTCGTAGGCCCACGGCGGGGAGGGCTGGCCCGGTGCCCAGAGGGTGGTGGCAGGGGATTGGTTCTCGGGTGTGCCAGTCGCGGAGGTGATGTAGACGAGGTTTGCAACTTTCAGCGCGCAGTCCCACGGCGCCATGCGCAGGAGTTCGCGGCGAATGTTGTTGTAGATGAGGTTGGCCTGGATCGCTTCGTTCGAGGAATTGTTGGTGAGTTCGGCCGCGGTGACGGTCGTTCTCGTGCCGAGGACCGCTAGCGCGCGATTAACGAGATCGACCGTCGTTGTCATTAGCGTTTGCCCTGCGAGCCAGAATTGCCGTGGTTGGTGCCGCCGATGCCGGGGGAGCCAGACGGGCGTTCACGGCAAACCGGCTGCTGACCGTTGCCGTAGTTGTCACCGCCTAGGCCTGGACCACGATGGGTCTGGCTGGACGGGCCAACGGGCGTTGCATAAGGGAGGGGTTTAGGATCGACTTTGCCGCCGTTCATACGCGTCGCGCTCCAAGATCGAGTTCGGGTTCGGCTGGAATAGCCGCCGGCGCCACGGGCACAACGCAGTGGCTCTTGAGCTCGTGCATCGCCGCGGCGTTGATCTGCTTCAGGTCCGGCACGTTGAGGGTATCGTGCCACACATCGAGGAGAAGTTTAATCCGTTCGAAATCCATGAGGGTCTCCTAGCGTTTGCCCTGCGAACCAGCACGGTGGCTGGTGCAAGCGACCGGCTTCGGGGCTTCATAGCCGCGGCCGGAATAAAGTGCCTTGGTCGGGGGCTGAGTGCGGACAATCTGCTGCCCGATGTTGCTGACCTTGTCGACGGATACAGCATTGGCGCGAGGTTCGACCTTGCCGCCAGACATTGAAGACTTACCCGTTCCCTGTTTCATCACAACACTCCTTTGCTGGGCCGCAGAGAGCACGGGTGTGGTCCCAACGGTTTTCTTTGTCCTTGGCCATCTCACGACGGACCTTCTCGAAAGTGCCGCCGTCGGTATGGTGTTTGAGGAGAAGCTGGCGAAGACGATCGTCGCAGCGCTCCATTTCGCGAAGGACGTAATCTGGGGCGGAGAGGCCGCGCTCTTCGTAGAGGTGAACGATGGTGTGGATGTCGACCATATACATCGTGAAGCGCCGCATCTCCTCGGGGACTTCGCACTCGGCATGGCGGACGTATTGGGTCACGTCGGTCAGCATCTGGCGGATTTTGACTAGTTCCTGCCGGACGGTTTTGAGTTCGGTTTCGTCCATGGCTTATTGAACCTCCAGGCCCTGCACCCAACTTGCAACTACGGAGCAGGCATTGGCTGTGGGAAGGGTGATAGAAAGACTAAGCGATCCGTAGGTTGTGTCGGCGGCCACGGTCGGGGAGACCATGCCCGCGAGCGTGCCGGTGCCGGTGTTGAGGGTCCAAGAACCGGCGGATACCACGGTGGTTGTGGCTACGCCAGCACCGCGTTTTAGGACTACGTTGGAAAGCGTGCCGGTGGCTACATCGCCAGTGGTGCGGTCGCGGACAAGAACCCGGAAGTTCCCGGTGATTGCGGAATTGTCAACAAGGGTTAGGGAGTTGGTGCCATCGGCAGCCGCGCCGTTGACAGTGATGCGGGTTGCCGCGACCGTCGCGAGAGAGTCGGAGAAGACCGTTTCCATAATCTGCGCATCGCCAATGGATGCGCGCTGGCGAGCGGAGAGGCCGCGGAAACCGATGCGGCCTTGTGCGCTGGCATAGCCACCGGAGAGGAGATTGGTGCCGGCAGTGACCGATCCGGCGGTTGAAAGGCTGTTGGTGGAGTAGAACGGCGCGGTGGAGACAAGCAGCCCACCACCTGCGTAGAGTTGCGCGACGTAGTTATGCGCGGCGTCAACCCAGCCAATCGACATTAGGTTAGCGAGTTCGAGGCCGACGCCGAGACCACCACCGGGACCATAGGCTGGGTTCAGCGCAGTGGCACCAACCACGATGCCCTTTTCGAATTTCGCTCCGGTGCCGCTGGGGCCAATGAGAAGGCCCATGGAAACGTTGTTGACGGAGCCTGTGGCAGTTCCGGAGGTGAGCAAGTTGGCAACAGTTGTGCCAGCTTGCGTCATCTCGTAGAATGGGTCAGAGTTGACCACGGAACCTTCATTGCCGCAGTCGAACTGTGCGCCGACGGTGAGGCCAGTGACGCTGGCTTTGCGAATGGCGAGACCGACAACCGCGGCTGCGGTTGGTGTGCCAGCGCCTGTGTCGTCGTTGAGGGCGAAGCCAGTGAGGGCTTGGCTGCCAAGGGAATAGCTGCCGGACCACGTGCGATAGTCGGAAGTCCGCGACCACGCGCCTACGGCAGAGGTGCCGATGGTGCACCCAACCGCAAGCTGCGATACGGTTTGGATCGGGAAGTAGGTCTCAGACCAAGAGAGCGGTGTGGCACCAACACCAACGCCGCCAGTATCGAGCGAGGCTTCACCAACGAGGGCGCGATTGAGACGGTGAATGACCGCTGTGCCGGGGTTGGTGTAGTAGGTTGGATACCAAAACTTGGCTGGATTGGCAACGACCGCGGTGGTATCGCTGATGCCGGCAGAGGTGATGATGATCGCAGCGGAGAAGGTTTGCGCCGCGGTCCATGTGTGCGAGGTGGTGAAGATAGCCGCGGTGGAGGTGGCCACAAACGCGGTGGTTGCATTCGCGTTGGTGCTATCGCCAGCGGCGCGGGTTGGAGAGGTGAATGAATCAGACATTGGTGTCTGTCACGGTGAAGGGGTTGCCAGAGCCAGAGACCGCGAGGGCTTGCCACGCGCCTTGGCATTCGCCAGAGATCGTGCGGAAACCGCCATTGGCATAGATGCGGTAGCCGCCGCCAAGGGCCGAGGTGGTCGGGGACAGGGCGACGTTGGCGATGGTCGCGACGGAATTCACCGCTTGGACATTCACCGGGAAGACAATGATGTCAACGGTCCCGGGGTTGTCGAAGGTGATCTGCGTTCGCGATTGGTTCGCGGGTGCGACAGTGATCGGGGTGGTTGCGAGGTTGTTAAAGGCATAGACCTTACCGCCGGAGGTGGGTCCGACAGATCCGGGTGAGCCAACTCCGGCGATAATCATTAGACCCTCCGCGAGGATTCGAGGACTTTCTGGTTCTGGTCGACGAGCTTGCCGATGGCGGCGGTCAGGTCAGAAAG